TCGGAACGAACGACTTCCACCCCACCAACTTGACGGACGTGATACGAGGACATGTCCCCGAACAGAACCGACCTTGCTGCAGAAGCAACTGCGGCGACGTACGGGTTCTCGGCGATCCGGTACCCGAGCAACTGGTTCACAGTGCCGACAGTGTCGGCAGGAGTGTACAGGTACTGGCCCGAACTGTCCTTCAGTTTGCGCACAGCACCGAGTGTGCCGCGTGACATCAGCCAAGCCGTTTGTGGACGCAAGGCGTAAGCCGTGTCCACAGAATGGGCGAGGTCGATCAGGTTGTCCGCAGTGAAAGAACCCGTGCCGGTCGCTGTCCCGTTGGCGCCAGTAATGCCGAGGCTCGACGCGACCGAGATACCAGTCGGTTGCACAGTACCAGTTCCCAGCGTGAGTGTGCTGTTCACAGCGGTACCGATAGCAACACCGATTTGACGACCGAGGAACCCGACAAGGTCGAGACCGGAGTCTTCCAGCAACTCGCGGCTAACAACCACGAGAGTAGTGAACTTGTGAGCGCGCATCGTGATCTCGGAGAACGTAGGGTCAGAAGGCGCAAGAGTCGCGCCCTCAGCCGTTGCAGTACCCGATGGACGAGTTGCTTCCACTGGCATTTTCATGTCTTCGCCACCGGCTGTGTTCATGACAGTGAACAAACCACTGTCCAGCATGGGGCCGACGTAGAGCAGGTTCTCTTGGATTACGTTGTAGAACGACTGCGGGACAACTTGGCTGTCGTCGCTTGTGTTCAGTGCGCGGCGTTCGAACATGTGCGAACGCAACTCGCCCGACGCCAACTTCCGAAGGACATCGACGTCCGAAGTCGCCCGTTCCACGGCGCGGACCTCGGCAAGTACCTCAGGTGCGAGAGCAGCAGCCGCAACAACTTCACGGGTGCGTTCTTCGTCCTTGCGGACTTCGGTGATGTGGGCAGCGCGCTCGTCCATGGCGGCGTTGTAGCCGTCCCAAGCCGTGCGTTCTTCCACTGACATTTCGCGCTTCTCTGTCTCCGCACGTTCGATCTGGGACCGGGCCGCGTGGAGGTCGGAGTTTTGCGCGTCGATAAGACGTTGCAAATACGACATTTGTTTCTCATTTCTTGGGTAGTTGTAGGATCGCAGGGTTAGCACCCGCAGCGGCTCCGCCACGGCAAAGTCCTCGGCTCCGAGGACCAAGAGATCAGTACATGTTCAGGTGCGACTGGTGCAGGTCCAACTTCGCGGACAACACCGACAACGGGACTACGAGTTCGGCCGGCGTTGCGGGGTCTTCCAGTTGTAGGCCGTGTGCACGGTCGACCACGGTGCGCAGCAGACCAGCCTGCTCGTCCGTCAGAGTGTCGCCAGCCTCGAGCGCCGCTATAGCGTCACTGAGGGCCTCCGGGTCCGTGTCGGTCCGGTGAGCGATCTGTGTCAGGTTCCGCACGCTGGCGGTCGTTTGCGGGTACGCGGCGGTCCCAGTGACCACCGAGACCTCATGGAGCCGCACCTCCAGTAACGTGCGGTCTTCAGGCCCAACCCACTCGTCCCTCACAGTGGAGAAACCGAACGACATCGTCCGTGTGTCGCCACGCGCAATACTGACCGAGAGGTCACGTGCGTAGGTCGTGTCCGGGAGGTCGATCTCCGAGAACAACCCCTCCGTGCGGTTGTCCAACCGCAGGGTTTTCGCTCTGGTGCTCCCAAGCACCATCCGCTCGTCGTGATTCACATACGCACGTATGTCGTTCTTGGCTTTCAGTGACCTGTCGAATGCACCCGGCGCGATCCGCTCAGTGAAAGGCAACGGGAGACTCGGTTGGTCGTACTTCGCAGCAAACCCACCAAAAGTCATGCCGTCGCCGTTCTCAGCGGCCCGCACCTCGATTATCTCCGCGTCGAAACTGCGAAACTCGATGTTTGTACTCATTCTGTTGCCTCCGTGTGCCTCATGCGTAGTCACCTTGGATACCCGCAGCGAGTATCTTCTCCAAACCTTGTAATTGTACACTCGGCAGACCGGAGTGGTCCATCGGTGGGAGGTCCAAGACAGACAAGACGTCTGCAGGGTCGAATCCGACGTTGATCATCCGCACGGCCATCTGCACTCGTTTCTCAGTCTCCACGATCGTGGCAGCGCCGAGGTCCACGTTGGCGAGCGGCACCCGAGGTTGCGAAGCCGAACCGGAATCGATCGGTGCCAGATCCTCCAACGCTCTGATGTCGTTGATCGACAAGAAACCCGCTTGGATCCCTTGTGAGTAGGCGGTGTACCGAGACGACAAATCGCCACGGAGCAGACCTTCCATACTGAAACGCAGATACGCGTCGCCCGGGAGCAGACGCGAGTAATGCTCCTCGATCTTCGCTATGTACGGGCGGAGCGTCAAAGTGACGAACTGGATGTGTTGTTGCTCCACCGACGCGTACGACATCGAACCGGCTTGCATCACACCGAGAAGCGCCGGCTGGATTTTGAAAATCCGAGCGACCTCGATAACAGCGAACTCCCGGGACTCGACCAGTTGTGACTGTTGCGGGTCAGAATCCATACGGTGGAACTTCGCACCACCACTCAGGATGTTCGGCCGGTGTGCGTGTTTCAAACCCTTGCTGTTCTTCTCAAACTGGTTTTTCAGGCTGGTAGCCTGCTCCTCAGTCATGTCGCCCGGGACTTCGATAATCCCACTGGACAACGTACCCGAGCCGAAATAACGAGCGCTGAAATCGTCCAGAGCACGACTGATACCGAGCACCTCGCGCAACTCGCTAACCCGGGAGATTCCTTTGATAGAACCCGGCCTCAGGAGGTCCGGGATCCAAAGGACTTCCTCGGTTGTGAGCACGCGGTTCGAATCGAAAACGAAAGTGATCGACCCATCGGCTGCAAGACGCGGCTCGACCCGCGAAGGGTCGAGGACTTTCAACGCTACGAGCACACCGGACGGGTTGCGCAACTTCCGCACGTAGGCGTTGCCGTCGATCAATAGCGACATCAGCACCATCTGAAAGTGGTCGATCCTGCCAACACCACGGTCCGGTTCTGGGTTGTCCAGCCAATCCGGGCGAGGGTGCGGGTACCGGCGGTCGTTCTGGCGAGTGTAAGAAGAAACCGGCAGAGTCGAGATCGAATCTGTGATCAGCCGCATCGCAGCGTAGACAACGCCGATTTTCATCGCCTCGTGCGAGTTCATAGGCACACCGGAACGCGTTACGCTCGGGCCCAGTTGGTCAGTTAGGAACAGCGACTGGTACGTCACAGCGCGCTGCTCGCTGGATTTCAGTAAGCGACCCAGCATCAGTCACGCTCCAAAGCAAGCCCGAAAGCAAGAACACCGATACCGACAACGACGAAACCGGCAGGGACGAAAACCAACCCGACACCGAACGCCACCAGTACGAAACCCAAAGCCTGTATCAGTGAGCACATCTCGAACTCCTAAAAGAATTGTGGAACCGGTACTACCGGTTCCTGCTCCCGCACCCAAGTGGCACGGTCGAAAGCCATTACAAGAGCCACCGCAGCATCGATCTTGCGCGGACTAGCCCGGTGTTCTTTCGTGATCCGAGGACCGAGACGGTCCGTTTTGATCACGCAGTTGTCCATGTGGCGAGCCAAAGTCGGGTTGTGGTCGTGCCTAACCCCGTCGCTCATCACGGCGTCGTACATCTTCGCAGTCGCCGGTACCATCCGGGACGGGCTGCTGCTGTTGTACTCAATGATCGGCACACCGACCGCTTCCAACTCCTGCATCGAACGTTGCCACCGGAACGGGTCGCACACCACCTCCACGACGTTGTAGTCGCGGCACGTGTCCATGATCGTGGCCTCGACCTCACCGATATCAACACGCCAATCGTCCGTGTCCGCAGGTTGCTTCTCCCAAGCCTTAATCAACCAAACCCTAGGGACAGCCTCGATCGTGACACCGACCAACGCCGTACTGTCACCACTGAAAGAACCATCGAACCCGACAATCACACCGACCTCGGAATCCGCAACATCCGGCTCCTGCAGTTTGTCCCAAGCCCCAGCCGGCAACCAAGCAATCTGGTTATTCACCCACAGCCCGAGGCGTTTCGTGCGGAACTCGTTCTCCAACGTCGTTTTCACCGAAGCGACGAAATCCTCAGGGTCCTGCAAATCCCCGAAAGCCGGGTTAGCCAAACGCCACATCTTCGGGTCCCGGTGGTCACAATCGTCGGGAGCCTTCCACCACGCCATGAAAAACGACGGGTCCTCGACCTCGCCCTTAGCGATCTTCTCACCATACTGGTACAAGCGGTACGCGACCGAGTCCTGCCCAGTGCGGTCCGTTTTCACACCCGGAGTAGTAATGCCGATAAGTAACGGATCGACACGCGCCGACATCGCCAACTGCATCACGTTGTACAGACCGTCATCCGGTGACGCGTGCACCTCGTCGAAAATCACACAATGAGGGTTCAGACCCTCCTTGGTGTAAGCCTCGCTCGACAGCACACGGTAGACCGAGCCAGTCTCCGGGACCTCTATCGCGTCACGGAACAAACGAGTCACGGCAGACAACTCCGGGGACTGCTCCACCATCGCCTTAGCCGAACCGAAAACGATCCGGGCTTGGTCCCGGTCGGCCGCGCACGAATAAACCTCGCCACCACGCGGGCCCATCAGTAACGCATGTAGAGCCATACCGGAACCAAGCGCAGACTTGCCACTCTTACGCGGCAAACCGATAAGAACCCGCCTGTGCCGGTAACGGCCATCAGCCTTCCGAGCGTAGACGCTCCTCATCAGTTCCCGCTGGAACGGACGCAAGACCAAAGGATCCCCAGCGTTACCACCGACAGAATCCTTGACCTGAGGACACAAGCCCTCAATGAAATCAGTAACCAGCGCGCCATCGCCACGCCTACGGTCCGCAACAGGAACCGGTGTTAGAAGCGCAGGAGGC